GCAAGAAACATATTGTTGTCTAACGCGTTATATCGATCGGGATGACGCATTAGCCATGGATGTTTAAGATCCTCGAGTGACATAATTTCTAAAGGAAACACATCCTCAATAAAAAATACTCCATCCTCTTTGAGGAACGGAGACAAATATCTAAACGTCATTTTGTTTGCTTGAGGTGTATGCAGACCATCATCGATAATAATATCAAACTTAATATTACCGAACTTTTTAATTATCTGGCTTGTAACTGATGGCTCTATAGAACTTCCTTTGATATAATCAGTACGATCTTTCTTGTAACACGGCAAGTCTGTAGCCTTAGTTCGTACAAAAATATCTAATCCATATAGATTTGCTTTAGGCAAAAATTCGTGAAAGGCTTCTGTACTATGACCGTTAAACACGCCAACTTCAAGAATATTAATTTCCTGATCTTTAAACTTTTCTAAAGCTGGGCCATAGATCCGATCGTACATATGCTTTTTTGTTTTATCGCATCCGTACTTATTGAATAAATCTCCTAGTTCACTCATTATCTAATCTCCAATAATTTTTAGTTGGGCCTGTTCCAAAATCATAACCAAAATAATCAATATCGTCTTTGTACCAATCGCCTACAATTTTAGCTGTCTCAGCATTGTACATATCACGATAGGATCCTTCGTTCAAGGCCGTAACGTTCCGTGCACGAGACATCTGCGGTATGTTAAAGTATTTAATTAAATCAGCATTTAATTGCTCAAATCTAATTATATCACACCTAACATTCCCAAAGTTATCGCTAACATGATCAAGAGCAGGATACCATCCTCGAATCGCACGGTGCCACATAAACGGTTGGTTACCCCATTTATGACGTTCTTCCAAAAACGCCTCAAAACACGAAACATCTGCATAGCTTGCATCTACCTTTCTCTCTACCTCAATAACCTTTTTGGCAAAGAAATAGCGAGATACTACACGATCCCACGGGTTACGGATAACGGCAAAGGCACCAAAGTGATTAGTGTAGTCAGACTTAAGATCTTTCCAACGAGCGTGTTCAATACCGTGGTGATCACCAGTCATTGCCATTGTATCTAAAAGTTCTTGAGTATACTCTCGACTCTTATGAGTGCTCTGATTATTGACTAAGATCTTATCTTTTAGAAACGCACTATGCCTAATAGTCATACCTGCATTCTTAGGTATGTGCACAAATATTTTCTTATTAACCAACATATGACATAAGTTCCTTTACATTTTCTCCGCGGGCAGGAAGTTTATCCTTCAAGAAGAAGTGCACAAAATTACATTCTGGAACTCTATCCATTTCAATTCCAGTAAATAAACCATTCCAGTGGTATGTTAGGTTCTTTACGTTCATTCCGCTTTCTTTTACAAAGACATTGAGAAGCGTTTGATCGGTCGACCATTTCCAATTACCCATTCCATCTATGAAAGGCTTAAATCCTGGCCGCATGAGAAATTGCATAGGAGTTTGGCCTTTGATGTATTTCTTAAATCCAGGATTAAGCACCATCATTCCCATGTTGTAGAAGTCAGCACCTGCTCCACTCTTATGCTTCCAATCAAATAAATGATTAATGTTTGGCATGCCATATTGCATACGAGAATAGTTTGCTATCTTACGAAGATATTGTGGAGTGATAGGCATGTCTCGTTCAAGGACTCCGGCAAAATCATACTCTTCCGGTACCTTGTCAAATATGTTTGAAGAACCTGGCCTGATCCAAATATCAGCGTCAATGATTGCAACCTGATCATTGGTCTTTAAATAATTAAAGGCGTTTTCCTTCTCAAATATTGGAAGGAATCCGCCATGTTTTTCATATGATTCTTTACTACGATTTGTAGAAAAGATATCAGGCTTGATTTTTAGGATTGGTTGCTTTTGCACAACATGTTCTATGTTGTGTTGTTTACAATAATCTTTAACAGATTCTATGCAGTGATCATATAGATTTGATCGCTTTCCCACATAGACCTGGTATATGACTCTTTTTTTCATATCTATATTCTTCTAAAATAATATCTGCGATTTCAATAGCACGTTCATATCGAGACCTTAAACGGTTAGATCCCTTGCCGTTGGCCTTAAACCATACAAGGTTATCTATACAACTATTCTTACGCTCATCAGGAATACGATACCGACGTACAATTTCTTCATACTCAGAGCGTAAATTAAGCAGACTCGCCAGTGATATATTCATAAATGTCTTTCCATTTAGCAAAAGTTGGGAATGTAGTATTATGCATATTATGTGCATGTTCAACGACGATAGACTCAAGACCAAGATCATTGCCAAGGAGGGCATTTTCAAGTTTGTCTTCAATCCAAATAAGACCAGTGTCACGATATGGTTCAAGCACATCGTCTTTGTCGGCACCAGTATCTTCAAAGATAAATTGCGTAAAGGCAGTTTCGCCAAAAAGCTTTTTAGTATTTTGAATACGAAGCTTTTGAGCGTGCTCGTCTTTTGAGAGAGACGTAATCATATGGAAAGTGTAACCATGTTTACGATGTAATAGATCTACGTAATACATAGCATCACGAAGAGGAGGCAAGAAACCCATAGCAGCAGATTCGTTAAATTGACGAACTAGCCGATGTTTAAGTTCTGGATCGAGATTATACCGATCTCCCATATCATAATGTTCTTGACCATCTTCAACGATTTTATATCCTTGAGATTGCATCCAGACGTTCATGGCATATTCCCAATTCATGAGAACACCATCGCAGTCAGTTAAGATTACTTTATTTAGATTATTTAGATTGTTCATATATTTTCCTTTCATGCGAACAGTGGTTTAAATGTTTTGAATACAATATTGAAAGCATTCATTTCGGCGGCATAGTTATCTGCAAAATCGTCATCATAGGCGTGTTCGTCTTTGCAGTGTTCTTCCCATGCAGCATCCATAGTTTCCATTCCAGCCAAGAGGTCTCCATTACCCATATTTTCGATCAGGGTTTTAGCCCGTTCCCAGGTCATGTCAGCTTCTTGGTAAAAATTTGAAATTCTAAACATTTGTATTCTCCTTATCATGATACACTTATACCATACTTCTAAGGAGATGTACACAGTTAATTGCGGTTTTTGGAAAAATAATTTAAGACAGTACCATTTGTTTCTGTCTTCGATAAAACAATTCTATCGTTTCGTGTAACTTCTCTGTCCAGTTATCACGATGCTCTTTGTATGTCAGAGCTCTACCATTATCAACATCCATAAGAATAACGAGATTAGGCATTGACATGCCTGTGCGTTCTTCCCACATAATTGAGTATGCACATGCTTGAATAAAATAATGGTCAAGCATGGATTTCTTTTTAGGAAAGCGAGAAGTCTTAAAATCAACGATGCTATTTACACCATCAAACTTACAAGCACAGTCACATGTACCGGCTAGTTTAAGATGATCGCTATAGAGTGGAACTTCTTGATCGTAGATTACATTCATACGTTTTTCAAGAATTGGTTTCATGTTAGTTAGACTTTGCATGACGTGTGGCATTACGCCTTCGCCATAGTCAGGATCGTTTTGTAGATATTTCTCTACAAGATTGTGTACCGCAGTACCACGAGTAGCAGCTTTGCTACCGATCTTGTTAGCTTCTTCTTCACCAACACGAGCTCGCCATGCAGCGATCTTGTCTTCGTTCAGAATAGAGGTTACAGTTGTAACGCTAGGATATGCCACGCCGTTAGGAGTGACATATCTGCGCTGCTTGCCATCTTCTCGTGTGAGAGTTTCATAGCCTAAGTCAATTTTTTCATGTATATAATTCATAATAACATTCTAACACATATAACTGGGTTTGTACACAGTTAATTTACATTAATTCAAAATGAGGTCCATCAATAAACGGTCGACGTCCTTGAGATCGACGTAGATCAATATAGTTATTCATTGCATCTTCGGCTGTTCCTTCGTACGTACGAATGTCACCCTCAGACCATGCTGCTCCCCATTTAATCGCTACACCTTTTTCAATAGCTGCTTCTTTAAATGCATCACAAATATCATCATAGACATTTAGTTCCCATACAACATCAGATCCATCATATGCTACAACATCGACAGCATGCGAAAAACCAGTATCTTGTACAAGATGTTTTGATTTCATTGTTTGAGATCTGCCGGCAGCAACCAGCTTCTCTTGTTCTTCTACAGTACGTACTCCGTACGTAACACCGAAATCGACTTTAGTTAATTCAATTGCACGTTCGACTACGGCTACCATATCAGGATGAACTCCTTCGAGTTTACCTTTTGATCGGTTTGATAGATTAAATGCCATATAATCCTCCTATAGGTTAAGCATTTCTTTTGTCATTATATAGTCTCTCACAAAATCAGATCGCACGATATCCTGCCATCCAAAATTGATTATATCAAAGTTCTTTAGTTGTTCTACAATAGTTAGGAATTTATATATTCCAGTTTTATCATCTTCATATTTAAAATCAGTTTGTAGATGATCACCACTAAATATAATTCGTGAATCTCGACCAACACGCGTTATAACAGAGTCTAGCTCATGGAAGTTTAGATTCTGCATCTCGTCTACTAATATCACAGCGTTATCTACAGTTACACCTCTGATAAAGGAAGTAGATTCAAATTGAATCTTACCTGAAGATATCGCTTTACTCCAAGATCCCTTATCTCCAAATAAATCACAGGCAATAGCTTTATATGGAGCAATGTATGCTTCTTCTTTTTCTGCCTTAGTGCCAGGCAAGTATCCCATATCTCTCGTTGGAACCATGGATCGTATGATAATCAATCTATCTTGTAGACTATTAGGATCTAAAACTGCTTCTAAACCAAGGTACATTCCTACAAATGTTTTACCAGTTCCGGCAGATCCTGCCAATACCATATTATTGTCGTCATCCCAAGAGTCAAACGCAACCTTTTGTGTTTCGGTTAACGGATCATATTCTAATAGATCGTCTAAACGTACCGTCATAGAATTATTTGGTTGTTTATTTCTTTTCATGTTTTTACGGTATTTCCTCGGCCAGCACCTTTCTTGACACGACCTAGATGTTCTTTCCAACTATCTGGCGTTTTAGACAAAACTCCACCTGTAGATTCAACAATTCTAGGAGCAGATAAAACTTGAACTAGCTTATATTCTTCTAGCATGTCTTGGAGTTCTTTCCACGAGCACGAGACTTCCCACGACCTTTCGGCTTCTTCGCTATCTCTTCTGACTGTATAAATCGGCATGATAATCTCTTCCACTTTTCCCAATTTTCTTCTACACTGTATCTATACATGACATTCCATTGTTTAGATAAAGATGACCAGTGTCTAATGACTTTAGTTCCTCTTTCGCTTTCCTCAAGTCTTAGCCATGTACCTGGTTTGTCTGGATCTCCAAACTTAAGTTCTTCCAGTATTTTGTATTCAAGCTGCGCAAACATTAAACCACTCCGGGACGTCACGCTTAGTCCATATCATTTTAAAACGATCCTGTTTAGTTTGATAGTATTCTTGATAAGATCTTACAGGATCATTTTCATGCATACACTGAGGTTCGTGCTGCATTGCAAGTTTAAACGGTGTGTATAGATTTGTCCAGGGTATATGAGAAGGAACTTTCTTAAGAATCTCTCTAAGCTTAATATCTGTGCCATGAGTCTTACCATAACGAAATGTGTATTCGTCACATAGAGCAATAAAATGTTTGTAATGCCATTCGTAATTAGCATTTGATTCCATAGTCCATACAGTACAAGGATGACCCATGTGTACAGCGCTATAAATAACGTCATCATGGTTTTTAAGTTTCCACTTTTTAACCATGCGTTTACCTGATTTAGATGGAGCTTTGTATTCTTGCCCATCTAACATACGATGGGCTGTTGAAAGCATTTGAGCAGACTCGACGATCATTTTTACGACGTGCTTATCACATTGTAATTGAGCCGCAACTATTGGATTTTTGTCTAAGACGAATATATTCACAGTATACTATCCCCCATTAAGTATTGATACTTTATTATACCACACTATATGGGGGAAGTACACTCCTATTTTTACTATGAAGCTTCTTTTATACGGTTGTCTAGATATTTTCGTTTGAGAAGAATTTTTTGCATTAGTGAGATCTTACCTTTGCGCTCAAGTTTCTGAGCATATTCTTTTAGTTCAAGCGAATCTTTTCTAAGACGGTTCAGTTGAATTTCTGACATGTATAAATGTCTCCTTTAAAGTAAAAGAAAGTCACATAATCATAATCTAATCTTGCAGTAATCCAGGAAATGCTTCCTCAATTACCGGCCTCGAAATGCCCTCTAATGTTTTTTTATTAATCATATTTACAACAAGCTTAGCATCTTCTGGGTGCACGCCTTCTAAGATTTCAAAAAGAATTCTTTCTCTTTTATACGGCGGCATGTCATCACCAGGACCTCCAGTAACAAAGTAGATAAATCTCTTGTGTTCCTTTAAAAGGTTTGATGGAGCATTGTGTTCTTGATTTGGGGTGAAAGGCGGATCGCCTTCAGGAAAGCTAAATTTTACGGTAGAGTCATACGATCCACGTAAAATATCTTTTAAAGCCCAAGACTCGTTTTGTTTAAGTTCATTGGCTTTATCTTTTTTATTGCGCTTATTCTTAGTGCGCCTAATCACTTCATATACTGGTCTGACCATATCATCCTCACTAATTTATTTATATGCGTACGTGTTTAGAATGTATTTTGCAACCAATGAATTCGTTATAATATTCATCGGATAACAATACATCATATTTGAATTGGAGTTTTGCTTCGTAGTAAGAGCATTCGCCCTTTGTCCTACAAAGTTTTAGTATTTCTCTTTTGTAATTATCTTTTCCCTTAGACTCGACTAACGCTTGTACTTCTTTACTCGAACCGTAATAGTCTCGCCAATCAGATTCGACTCGTGTGCGGACTCTACGTTTGCGTGTCTTAGTCACAGGCAATATTTTTGGCTTCCAGAAAAACTTCTTGCCAATATATTTTTTACCGGTATCTAACTCGGTTACCATATAAACAAACCCCTGAAATTCATCAGGGGTTTGATCAAAGTCTTTATTTTCATAAACCCACATAGGTCTATATATCTTAGTATTCGTCTGAGTCTAATTCTATTGCATTATTCTCTTCGCCACAAAA